AGTTTTATTAATAAAAGGTTAACATTCTGATGGGTATTGATTAAACTTCATAGTATTTGCAATGAATTACATTTGCGTTCTTTCTAACCTTCCTACAACTTTATACAAAAATTTAATTTGCTCCCCCTCTATCAACATATCAGGATACTTTCTTCTACCATCAGGATTGATAGCATTGTTATATGAAACCAATTTCAATTTTCCATCTTCAATATAGATCATTTTTAAATACCGATCTTCATTTGTTATTACTACATAAGATTGTCCCCCTTCAATTTCTCTCTTATCTTTTATCTCTCTAACAAATACAATATCCCCAGAACTGTATTTGTCATACATAGAATCTCCATACACAGTCACTCCGTAGCATCCAGAAAAGTTTGGTATATTGACGTATCCTAATATTTTGTTTTCATGTCCATCAAAACCAACTCCATGGCCGGCAGATACGCGTATATCGAGGATTTTAATATCTTTGTTAGATATTGGCGTATTTGTTATTTGTGGGTCTGAATTAAGCATGTTTCCATTTCCTGCAATAAGCCAATAGATATTAAGTTCTGGATATGCAGACATTATTTTTTGTAGATTGGGGGTACTAATACCATCTTTTATGTTATTAATGGTTGAGTTTCCCAACCCACATTTCTGTTCAAATGCTTTTTGCCCTATTTTTAAATAAGCCAAAAACTCTTTTATTCGTATTTTGATTTCACTTTCGTTTTTCATGCCGAATTTTTTCTGTATATTTGCATCAAAATCAAGCTGCGGATGATTTCGACTAATTTGTTTAACTGTTCCCGTAAGGGACTATATAGGCGACTTAAACTTCAAACCGCAACTTTGGAGTTGGTCGCTTTGCTTTATTATTATGATACAAGAAACAAAAGATGGCGGTCTTAAAATGACAGAACCTAAAAAGGACAGAGCGATACTACAAGAAATTATAAACGAGTGTTCTATAAGGCTTAGTTTGATAACAAGCAAACAAGCTCTAAGAACATCTTATATAGCCATTGCAATAAGTATTGTGGCAATCCTGTTGCAGCTAATACAGATATTACGATAGCACATTTTGCAATCCTATTTGCTTTAATTACAGCAAATTTGCTCTTGTTATCCAATTCTCTATCATATTCCTCTCTTTTTATCACATCCAGCCTATCCTTGCACTCCGCGAGTAGAGGTTCTATCTGGTTAGGAAACAGTATTTGAATACACCCGTCATACTTTTCATCATTTTTCCCAACTCCACCTCTTGATAAATTGGACGCACATCGTTCCTTTATCTCTCTCTTAATCGGTTCCCAATATGCACCGGCGATTTTTATTCCTTCTGTATCGTATATCGTTTTATCCTCTCTCAACCTCTCTAAAACAACTATTGAGGATTCTAACTTTCTTCTGTTCCATTCCATGCTCTATATAATAAGGTATAAACCGTCCAAATAGTTAAATAATGTTTTGATGCAGAATTATTTCGGTGCAAATATCTGTTTGCCGAAATAATTCTGTATATTTGCATCATCAAACAGTGATAACCTAATCACTTTTGCAAAGAAAGACATTTTTAAGGTCATATACAATAGTATAAATGCATTAAAATACACGATTATGAGCACGAATTTTAAAAATCAAATGAAAGAGGTCATGAGTTTAGCATGGTCTTTTGTAAAGAGAAACGGTTTCTCTATGAGCGAAGCACTGAAATGCGCATGGACAAATATGAAGTTGAAAGTTCAAATGAAAAGCAAGATTGTGAAGTTCTATTTTCAGAAAGTAGATGGCACAATGAGAGAAGCTTACGGCACACTTTGCGAAAAATACATGCCGGCAGTAACTGGTACTGATAAAAGAGCAAAGAACGATACGATTCAAACCTATTTCGATACAGAACGCGGTGAGTTCAGATGTTTCAAGAAAGCCAACCTTATCAAAATTGCATGATTATGACACGTTATGAGATTGAACAAGGCTTGAATGCCTTATACAGAGACCTGGACAATGCTCAGAATATGGATGAAGAAACAGCCCGCAGAGTTTACAATGTAGATTGCAAGGCTGACATCATAGAAGTTATCGAAGAAGAAATTGATACCTATGAAGCCATCCTTTCAGGACCGGACACAGGTGAAGATAACGACATGGATTATGATGCCCTCTGTCTGATTCAAGGTTTAAGCAGATACGCGTAGAATCTTACATGATTATACGAGCACGACAGCCCGTGCAGACGTAGAGAATATTCTACACGGGCACTATTGATTAAGCTCTTTGACATATTGTAAAAGCCTTTACGGTGTAATTCATAAGCCGTTAAGGTCAACCAAAGATAATGAGATATAGAAGCCACCATAGCAGGGATGCGGTGAACGGTGGTAGGCTATATAATTGAAATGAACTTACTTTCAGCACGCCAAAATGTCTTTAGCGTGGTAAGTATGCTTGGTTAGGCACAAGTATCGCTGAAAGGTCTAAATATAGCCTGTACTGAACTGAAATAAGGTTCTACTATTCGATTAGGGTACAGGCACTAATTTAAATTCAGTAAATTATGGAAAAAGAATTAATGGATAAAATTTTGTCTGAAATAAGTAAGGGGATAGAAGAAGCCCGTAAGTCAATAAAAAAATACGGAGCTACCATACCGAAGCAGGATATAACGGTAATTATAAGAAATGAAAAGGGGGCTTTACAGGCAATAAAAACGGTTGAAGTTTAAAATATATAGTGATGATTAAAAGAATACTTCAGTATTTCAGAAAAAGGAAAGAGCAGAAGTTACGTAAAGAACTTCTGTTGAAAGTAGGTACACACTCAACTACCCAAGCTGTTCAAGCCTGGGTAGAGTTCATCCTTGACGGTAAGACCTCTAAAGAGCTTCTTCTATCAGCTGGCGAAGATGAGAGAGTGAAAACTTGGATTGGATTATTAGGCATCCAGTCTCAGCAACCCAACCATCCCGCTGATGGGGAGTAGATACATAAATTTTACATAGTTGCTTTTCTCCGAATGTGACAGTCTCAATGGCTGAAATGTGATTTACATTAATCAATACAATCTCTTCCCCTTGGGGAATTTCAATAAACTGTTTCATATTTCTTAATTTTTAGATTTGACATCTCAAAGTTAAGAAAATCCCCTGATTATAACGTGATGTTGCCAATCGAATTGGTTCAGGGGAACAAACTTTCAAATTTTACAATTATGAAAATAATCCAGTTGATTTTAGCCATACTTTTAGCCTTATGCGCTATAATTATGTTTTATGGGGCAATCACAACCCACAGCCCAATAAAAGCCATCTCTGTTATTATCATGGGTATTATATGTGTTGGTTGTTTTGCTTTTGTCAGAATCACCTACACAGAATTACGTGAATAACAGAGATCCGCAAAAAGGTAGACCGACAATCCGGCATAAGGTTCCTGCAATAAACCAGTACTGTGAGTAAGGGAAACCAGCCGGGCGGATTCTGAAAAATATAGTAGTTTTTGTCGTGTTTTATTTTGTGTTTGTACTGGGTGTGCCGTCTGTGAAGATAGCACACCTTTTTTATTTGGGTGGTTAGCTTATCGGTTAGAGCTTCATGTTGTGCAACAAATTATCACGATTGAGAGAGGTTCGATTCCTCTACCACCCGCCAATCATTAATTTAATTTTTAATCTTATGGCAACAATCAGAGAAACGATTTTAAAAGTAAAGCCGGGCAAACAAAAGATTATCCCGCTATCAGAAGTTGATGTTACAGGCTACAGACAACAAGCCCATGTAATTAGCAAAGAATTGAGAGATAAAGGTGTTGTTGTTCCAGGCGGCAAGCCGGCATACACAATCTCTAAAAACAAGTACACCGGATCAATGTATATTATAAATAATATGCAGAAATAGTATCTAATCTTACACGATTATGGATAGAGTATTTACAGAGCTATCTGATAGAGAAAATGAAATTGCTCAATTGTATGGTGGCGGGTTAGAGGTGAAGGAGGTCGCTAATCTTCTTTTTCGTTCCTCTGCCACTATTAGAAATCACATGCAGAGCATATATGAAAAGCTACAGGTAAGAAACAGAAGTGAGTTATCCATTAAAATGATGGAAAGACTTAATCGTGTTAAGTTTACCTTAGACTTATCACCAATAGTTAGGGCTTCTATTTCCTGTTTTCTATTATGTGTATTCTCACTATCGCTTTACCACGAACAAAGCGAGATGAGAAGAGGAAGAGAAGCAAAGGTTGAACGAATTGAAAGAATAAGGAGGTCAGAATGAATGCAGAAACTAAGCTGAATACTCTCTATCGAATAGGTAGCAGAGTTTCTCTCAATAAAGAGCAAGCAAAAGAGTTTGTAGGCGGTCGTTACAGACTTGAAAAGCTGATAGCGGAGAAGAAAATACGGGCAAAAAAGACCGGAACCACGAAAATGTCTCCTTATGCTATCAATGCTTGTGATGTGCTTCTTTATGCTATTGATTCTAAAGAACAGAGAATATAAATTAACCCTTTAAATTTTACGATTATGAGTCTTATCAAAAAATCAAATGAATTAGTAATCCCTACCACAGTGAAAATGATGATCTACGGCCAGGCTGGTATGGGAAAATCAACTGTGGCATTGAGCGCACCGAAACCTTTGTTATTGGATTTCGATAATGGCGTTAAGCGTATGAATATGGTGCATTTGGAAAACATAGACACAGTACAGGTCACCTCTTGGAGTGATGTTCAACAGGTCTTGCAGGAGGATTTGTCGGCTTATCAGACCATTGTAGTTGATACTATCGGTAAGATGATGGATTTCATCATTACTTATAAATGTGGTAGCCGCCAACCGTCCATCAGGGATTGGAGTGGTATCAATGCTGAATTTTCTTGGATGACAAGAACACTCTCAAGTCTGAACAAGCATATTATTTTCGTTGCCCATCGGGACACAAGAAAAGAAGGTGATGATACGGTATTCATTCCTGCTTTACGTGAGAAATCCTACAACTCCATCGTTACTGAACTGGATTTGCTCGGTTATCTCGAAATGAAAAGCGAAAGAGGCGTGCAAAAACGTACTATTACTTTCGACCCAACTTCAAGAAATGACGGTAAGAATACCTGCAATCTTCCTTCAGTAATGGAGGTTCCTACCATTCTTGATAAGAATGGCAATCCGACTGCCAAAAACGACTTTATCACTACCAAGATAATCAATTCGTATTTGGGTATGCTTGCAGCCAAAAAAGCGGCACAGGAAAAGTATGATAAAGTTATTGAAGAAATAAAAGAACAGATCGAACTTATTACGGATGCGGAATCTGCCAATAATTTTATCGCGCAAATAGATAATTTTGAGCACGTTGGTTCTTCAAAGCAAATGGCGGCAAAGTTGGTAGCCAACAAAGCGAAGTCTTTGAATCTGAAACTTAATTCAGAAAAGAAATATGAACCAGCAGCCTAAATATCGTATTTACGCAACGCTTCTTGATGCCTTTGGGGAATATCTGAATAGTGATGTGATTTGGGATAAATATTGGGGGTGGTCAGAAAATCCGCCCCATACTCCCGAAGAATTTCACGAACAACAGTTTCAAGAACTGATAGACCGGATTAACCGCAAGCCATTCGATAGCGAAGCGGCAGACAAGGGAACAGCCTTTAATGAATTAGTGGATGCTCTGATTGAAAAGAGAAAGCCTAATGATATGGATGTAGAAAGGAATGCAGAAAACACTTGCTACACGGTAATTTACAAGAATCGTACATTTACTTTCCCTATTTCTCTTTGTTGTGAATTTGCAGACTATTTCAAAGGCGCATTAACACAGCAGAGAGTAGAAGCAATCCTACCGACCGCATACGGCAATGTTTTGGTTTATGGGGTAATTGACGAACTGATGCCTACCAGCGTTCACGACATCAAAACAACCGGCAGTTACACTGTAGGGAAGTTCAAAGACCACCACCAACATTTAGTTTATCCATACGCTTTGATGAAGAGCGGTTCGGATGTGCGGACGTTTGAATACAACATTGTAGAGTTTAATAAAGGCGGTTTTGTGGTAGATACCTATACAGAAACATACGTTTTCAATCCTGAACGTGATATTCCCATTCTTACTAATCATTGTGAGGAGTTTATCCGGTTCTTGGAAGAAAACAGAGAACTTATAACCGATACCAAAATTATATCAAATAATGAGTAGTGAAATTTGGAAGCCTATTAAAGATTATGAAGGTCTTTATGAGGTATCATCTTTAGGCAGAATAAAATCTATGCCTAAAAAAATTATAAGAAACGGAGCTGTAACACATTTTGAAGAAAAGATATTAACGCCTTCTGATAGTCATGGGTATCGTTCTGTTGTTCTAACAAAGAATGGCATTCATAAAACGCATAGCGTTCACAGATTGGTGGCTTTAGCTTTCATTCAAAATCCAAATAACTATACTCAAATAAATCATAAAGACGAAAATAAATCCAATAACAGAGTTGAAAATCTTGAATGGTGTACACATTCATACAATATGAATTATGGAACGCTCCAAGAGCGTAAGGGGAAAGCTAATGGTGTGCCAGTCTATCAATATACCAAATCTGGTGACTTCGTTAAGAAATATCCTTCGTTGAAATCAGCAGCGGTAAGTAACGGATTCCAAAGTTCACCTATTCAAAATTGTTGCTGTGGAAGAAGTAAGACTTCGTATGGATTTATATGGAAATATTAATTAAAAGATATTTGGAGGAGAAAATTAATGGCAAACCAAATAACCGGACGGATAATCGAAATCGGACAAACTGTTCAAATACCATCCAAAAACGGTGGTTCCTCGTTTACAAAACGGGAGTTTATTTTAGATGCTACCACTTACGACCCTTATACGGGAGAGCGTAGCGAGTATGAGAATGTTATTCCCTTAGAGTTTTCAGGCGATAAGTGTGCAGAACTTGACCGCTTTAATCAGGGTGATGTTGTTACTGTATCATTTGTCTTACAAGGGCGTTCTTGGACGAATCAAGACGGAGAACTCAAACGTATGGCATCTATTCGGTGCTACAAAATAGATGCGCGTGGTGGTGTATCGCAATCCCAACAGACAACATCGGTACAACAGCCAGCGCCACAGTCGACCTATCAGCAACAGCCGCAGAATTTCCCGCCTCCGGTTGATGCTAATGGCAATGTAAAGGACGATTTGCCTTTTTAGCGTATGTTGTTCGACTTGAAGAATGAATATCAAATACCCAAGTTCAAGGAGTATGTAAACAAGCTGTTTAGTGAACGTGCGGTGGTGGAAGTGAAAAAGAAACTACCTAACCGCACGCTTGCCCAAAACAGCTACTTGCATCTTCTTTTAGGGTATTTCGGTAGTGAGTACGGTTGCAGCCTCGATGAAGCAAAAATTGATTTTTATAAGAGGACTTGCAACCGTGATTTGTTTGAGAGAAAGACGGTCAACAAGAAAGGCAATGAAGTAACCTATTTGCGCAGTTCTGCCGAACTGACAACGGGGGAAATGACCCTAAGTATTGATCGTTTCCGTAATTGGAGCGCATCGGTGGCTGGTATCTATCTGCCGGCTGCAAATGAACATCAAATGCTGATATACGCCCAGCAGGAAATACAAAGAAATCAAGAATTTATTTAGTTATGATAGAAACAAGAAAAACAGAAATCAGGTATGTGACATCTGACCCGAAAAAGATGCTCAACATGTACCTTGCAAAACGTGTCCTCAAAACATGGGAGGAATCTTTCATTGATGAAGATACAGGTGAAACAGTAATCATCGAACGGAATGAAATTCTTTTTGACCGTGGCACGCTGATAGACCAAGACGCTTTGGCGAAAATTCGTTTCAGTATGGAAGCTGACGGCATTAAGGAAGTGGAAGTCAGCAACCAGAACCGCTTGGCATTCGAGAACGAGAACAAATTCTTATATCCCTATCTTGCACAGGCACAAATAGGGGACAAGAAACATAAGTTCCTGCTGTATGCCACCGGATTGGAAAATTCTTGTAGTATCTTGAAAGATTACATCGAACTAAACTATATGTTCGGATTCACCTTGACAATGGTCAAGGAGTTCGATTCTTGTGTGATTCTTACTGATAATTTGAAAGAACGCAAGGTAGATGATGCCACCCTCGAAGAATTAAAAGATACATTCCCTTTAAACGATTCTGTAACGGAAGAAGATGAAGAAGAGGGAGATTCCAAGCCCAATGAAAAGAAATTCTATCAGATTGAGACGAAAATCACATTCACGGATGGGGAGAATGAAGACGAGAGAGTTCAGACTTTTGTCGTGAACACCTTCAACGTTGACAGAGCGATGATGCTTATTACCCACTATCTCAAAAACAAAGAGGAAGAATGTGAGATACAAGCCAAAGAAAAGGGACATGAGTTCAGAAAGAGGGAAATACATACAGCTATTGAATCAGCCAAACCTATTCCGGTCGGGCGGTTTATTCCGAAAGAGTTTTCAATGGCTTATATGGAATAACTTTGTTAACCTGCCCGTCCGGTCTGTGAAGATGGGGCGGGCGAAAATGGGGGGTGCGCAGTGGAGTGCTTTTGACTTTCGAGAGGTGCACATGGTAGAAAGTACGGTACGTGAGATATAAGGAGTAATTAACCTTAGAAGTAGCGCAAAAGGATATAGTCCTTAATTGGGTGTTCGAATCGCTCCATCTCCACATAAACGTGAGCCACACATAAATGGCAAGGGTTAGTAAATAATGGTTATGCCCGGAGAATACGATTCGGGGCTTTTAATTAGGTAAACTATGAATGAAATATTAACTGGCAAGATTTGCCCTTATTGCGGTAAGCCTACTGAATACGTGGATAGTTCCATAATCTACGGACGTTCCTACGGTATGATTTATTTGTGTCATGATTGCAGGGCTTATGTAGGTGTGCATAAAGGTACAGACCAAGCATTAGGACGTTTGGCAAATGCTGAGCTAAGAGAAGCCAAGAAGGAAGCCCACTTCTACTTTGACCAAATAGCTAAGACCAATCTTATCAATAAAATTTGGAAGAAACATATCCCCAACACTTCAAACAGAAACAAAGCCTACCTGTGGCTATCCAATCAACTGGGCATACCACGTGAGCTTTGCCATATCGGAATGTTTGATGTGGAGGATTGTAAACGAGTTGTTGAATTGTGTAAACCAATAGTAGAATGCCATACTACATAAAACGAACAAAGGCTAAGAAAAAAGACAAGCCTTTACCTCTGTTTGATAAAGCAGGGGTAACAGTAAAGAAGAAGCCGGATTTGAAAGCTAAGCTCGACAAGGAGTTTTCTCTTTTCATCCGGCTTCGTGATTGTATGCCAAACGGTTTCTTTCGCTGCATCTCTTGTGGACAGATAAAACCGTTCGGGCAAGCCGACTGTGGTCACTATTTCAGCCGCACGCATCTGGCTACCCGATTTGATGAGAACAATTGCCATGCCGAATGCCGTGCGTGCAACCGTTTCCGTGCCGACCACCTTGAAGGCTACCGTGAGAATTTGATAGCCAAAATCGGTCAACAGAAGTTTGATTTGCTAAAAGTGAAAGCTGCCAGCACTTCCAAAATGACTGATTTTGAGTACGAACAGCTAATCAAGTATTACAAAGCACTTAATAAGAAGTTACGAAAGGAGAAAGGAATATGAAATCCACTATCATTGAAGGAGTTGAATATAAACTCACACCGATAAAAAAAGAAAATAAGACAATAGCTTTATTTATCCTCACTATGCCCAAAAACAATTCATGGAATGGTAAATGGACTGGAGAAGGAAATTTATATGCCTATTCGCAGGTTGCATTTAGACGTGGAAAGCCAATCTATTCAAATCTAAAAGAAGGAAACTTCTATTATGATTTTGGCGATGGATGGGTAGCAAATGTGGAAGTCAGATATGTTACACCAAGCGAATCTAAAAAAATAATGCGGAAATCTAAAGGTTTCTGTGGATATACTTGGATGTGCGATGAGATAATGAAACTTGGAAGAATCAGAACCGTTACAGAAAGAAGAGCAGACAATGTACAAACTACGTGATTACCAACAGAAAGCCTCTGATGCTGCCGTTTCTTTCTTCAACAACAAGACCAAGAAAACTAATGCCATTATGGTGTTACCTACGGGCAGCGGAAAGTCGCTTATCATAGCGGATATAGCCGCAAGGCTTGAGGGGCACACTTTGGTGTTTCAGCCAAGTAAGGAAATACTCGAGCAGAATTTCAAGAAACTCTGCTCATACGGCATTCTTGATTGCAGTATCTATTCAGCTTCTTTCAACTCAAAGGAGATAAGCCGGATAACATTTGCCACCATAGGCAGCGTGAAGAACCATCCTGAACTGTTCATCCACTTCAAGAACATCATCGTGGACGAATGCCACCTTGTTAACCCTAAAGAGGGGATGTACAAGGATTTCTTCAATGCGGTGAAGTGTAAGGTTCTAGGCTTGACTGCAACTCCTTATAGATTATCTTCCTCACGTGATTTCGGCTCTATGTTGAAATTTATCACCCGGACAAAGCCTCACGTTTTTTCAGAGGTCATTTATCATGTACAGGTATCAACCCTATTAGATATGGGCTACTTGGCGAAGCTGAACTACTACCCGATGAATCCGACTGGATGGAATGAACTCAATTTGAAAGTAAATACCACTGGTGCCGACTATACAGATAGGTCAGTCCAAAGAGAATATGAACGGATAGACTTCTACGGTTATCTCGTTCATATTGTCCAAAGGCTGATGAATCCCAAAGCCGGAGGAAAACGGAAGGGCATTTTGGTCTTTACCCGTTTTTTGAAAGAAGCGGAACGGTTAACGATGTCAATACCTGGTTGCGCTATTGTATCCGGTGATACTCCAAAAGCCACTCGTGAAATGATTCTCAAGCATTTTAAGGCAGGAGAAATATCTGTTGTTGCCAATGTCGGGGTATTAACCACCGGCTTTGACTATCCGAAACTTGATACGGTCGTAATGGCACGTCCTACGATGTCACTGGCCATGTGGTATCAGATAGTCGGTCGTGCCATCCGCCCGCATCCTTCTAAAGAATGTGGTTGGATTGTGGATTTATGCGGTAACATCAAACGTTTCGGGGAGGTGTCGGACTTACGACTGTTTGATAGGGGTAACGGTAAGTGGGCAGTTTATTCTAATGGTAGACAATTAACTAACGTAAGATTCTAATATGAAAAGTATAAAAGAAGTAGTTAAGGACATTGAACATATACCGAAATGCCTGAGAAGTGGAGAAATAAATCTGTATTACTTAATTAAATGTTTATATGGCACGAATAAGGACGATAAAACCTGAATTTTGGGAAGATGAAAAGATTGGTAAATTACCAATCCCGTGCCGCCTTTTCTTTATTGGTTGCTGGAACTTCGCTGATGATTTCGGAGTTATCAAAGGTAATGCTGCATTACTCAAATCTCAAATATTCCCTTACGATGAAAACTTACGAGTATCTGAAATAAAAAAGTGGATAGATTCCTTAGTGGATGCCCGGATGTTAGTACCTATTATTCACGCAGAAGAAAGCTACTACTTTATCCGCACATTCCGTAGTCATCAAATCCTTGATAAGAGATACGATAAGTCATATATCGGTAAAGAAATAGCAAAAGATTTGATTAATAGAGCTTTAAATGATAACGTCGTGAACACGACGTCAACACCACGTGATAACGACGTGTTCACGACGACGGAAAAGGAAGAGGAAAAGGAAGATAAGAAAGAATCTCCTAACGGAGATAAGAAAGAAGCTGTCGCTTCTTCACCCGCTCCTTCAAATCTTGATTTTCTAAAATTTAATGATTGGTTGAAACGGAAAGCTCCTTTCTGTAGTAACCCTAAAAACTTCTCTTCTCAAATTACGGAAGCTGAGTTCCTAAAACTCAAAGAGAAATATACCGGTAAACAGATTGCTGATGTCATCGAACAGATAGAGAACCGAAAAGATTTACGCAAACGATACACCAACCTTTATCGGACGGTGTTAAACTGGGCAAAGAAAGAATATGGATACTAACGTACAATTGCGCGATGAAGATGCCGAGAAAATGGTTCTAGGCACTATTATTCTTCAACGCAATGCGTTTGAAGAAGTGAGAGAATTACTATCGGAAGAATCTTTCTACAATCCTTTTCATCAGGAGATATACAAGGCTATTCTTCAAGTGGTGTCATCTGGGAACAGGCCTGATATGATAACGGTCAAAGGAAAGCTTGTTGCCAATGGTGTGAAGTTTGAACTGGTGGAGTATATGAAAATTGCTTCTAACAGTACTTTTGACTTGTATCAGTATGCAGCAAGACTTCATGACTTGGCCATAAGGCGTAAGTTCTATGTCATAGGTCAATATCTCGTTTCAAACTCTTACTCGGAAGCAGAGGATATTCTTGATGTTACTAATTCTGTAAGTGATGAGCTTGCTTCTCTTTTCAAATCTAGCAGTACGACTGTCACGACCATTAATGATGGGCTTGAAAGTGTTTATAGCATGATAAATGAAAATCTATCTGGTGATAGACCAATGACCGGAACTCCTACCGGATTTGAAAAGATAGATGCTAAGTCGGGTGGTTTGCAAAAATCGGATTTGATAATTATTGCTGGAGAAACAAGCATGGGAAAAACTAGTCTGGCAGTGTCAATGATGCGAAATGCGGCTGATTTAGGAACTAAAATTGCCATGTATTCCATGGAAATGAAGAAAGAGCAGATAACAGCTCGTATTCTTTCTATGGAGAGCGGTGTCCCTGCCAATCAGATCATGTACTCACGCTTGACAGATTCGCAGCTACAGGCGGTTGACAAAGGTATTGGCAAGGTATCAGGTAAGGATATCTACTTTGATGACCGAAGTACTTCCAATATTGACACTATCATTTCGTCCATTCGCTATATGAAGTTGAAATATGGCATTGATGGTGCTATAGTTGACTACTTGCAGATTCTCAATGTGAACATGAAGGGAGCAAATAAGGAACAGCAGATGGGAGATGTGGCAAGAAGGTTGAAAAACTTAGCGAAGGAACTCGATATCTGGATTATAGCCCTTTCCCAGTTGAATAGGGATACCATGAATCCGGTTCCTACGTTGGCACGGCTTCGTGACAGTGGACAAATAGCAGAAGCTGCCGATGTAGTCATTCTTATCTATCGTCCCGAAGTAACTAAGAAATCCTATCCAAGCGATTTCTCAAATGTGGAAACGAAAGGAACAGCAATGATTGATATTGCCAAAGGTCGAAATATTGGATTGCTACGGTTCATCTGTGGGTTTAATGCCGCTACGACTTGCTTTTATAATCTTGACTCCGTTCCATTATCAGGAAGTAGTGTTGCTGATGTGGAAGACGATAATCCATTTTAAATGATGAGAGTTACCATTTATTGGGAAACAAGGCATCTTGATCCCAAAGATATACCAAGAATCAAAAAGAGAATCAGGGATAAGTTTAATATCCCGGACTATACTACCGTGAACGGTGAGACTCCTTGTAATATCAAGGAAGAAGATATGGAACTCCTTAAAGAGACAGAAAAACGAGGATTCATTCAAATAAGAAACAAGTGAAATCATGTTAGTAGGAACAACAAATCTTAATACAACGCTCAACTTAACCTATGTGTTGACAGATGTTGTAGAAACCCTTCTCTATGACTTGAGAAGTGAAATGGGTAAACAAGGCTATGAACTGCGTTACGATGCAAAACGTAATTTCAACACTGCAATAGCCGCTATCCGTAAATTGAAACAAGATGTTGATAAGACTCAGTTTTCCACTCAGGAAAATTTCGGCAACGACTCCGATTGTCTTCTTGCGTTTATCAGGTTGTTAATTGACAGATGTGGAGATGATGATAAAAAGATGTTTGAATTTTATAATTACATCAAGCGTTTTCCGTCACAACTTGGTCTCAATCTATCAGACGAAAAAAGTACGTTCGCTCATATTTTCAAAAGTAGTGAGGAGCTGGATTGGTTATGAGAGTGTTGCTAAACATCCTCCTTCTCCTAGGAGTTAACATCTTATTTTATCTGGTAGTCTACGCAATATCAGACTACTTAATGGATACAATTAATTAACCTTGCAAGTTCTTGAATGATTATCAAGGATTTGCGTCTAACAGAACAAATATGAGTAAAATAAAGAACCGTAGGCTTGCTTTACGAGCCTATAAAATTAGAGTTAAACAATACCCTTACAATAAACCATTGATTGATAGAAACAATCTCGCTTTTGTCCGTAGAGAAAATGACGGAAACCGATGTGATTGTTGGGGGCATTGGCGTAACTATTGGAATACGATACCATTTTAATAAACTAATAACTAATTAAAAATGAAGAAAGTATTAACTATCACATGGAATACCGATACGGGTTCTATGTTCACCAATTGGGGTGATGGTGTAACAGCGACTGATGTGCTCGCAATGTGTGAGTTTGCAGAGGGAGAAGCCGAATTTGAGTTAGAAGAACAGAATAATGAATCTGACGAATAAAAAATAGATATGAAGAAACAATATGTTATTGCCCGCTATTGGAGAGGGGCTTACGTGGAAACAATGTGCGAACCGACAACAAAAAAGGATGCCGATAAGCGATGTGCCAAGCTCCAAGAAAAAGAAAATCCTTTAAATGAGTATAAGGTTCTTAAAATCCCTACTACGAATAAAAAGGTTACTTATGTTTAACGTATAACTTAGAAAGAAATGAAAGAAATAGAACTATATAATGACCATTTCCAGAATTATAAAGTCTATGGCATTCCTAAGGCTCAACTAATCATAGCTGATGTCCCTTATAATTTAGGCAATAGTGCTTATGCTTCTAACCCTTCATGGTATGTGGACGGAGATAACAAGAATGGCGAGAGCAATAAAGCTGGCAAACAATTCTTTGATACCGATAAAGATTTTCGCCCTGCCGAGTTTATGCACTTCTGTAGTCAGATGCTTGTAAAGGAACCCAAGGAAAAAGGCAAGGCGCCTTGCATGATAATATTTTGTGAATTTGAAGACCAGTTCCGGTATATTGAACTGGGTAAAAGATATGGGCTGAATAATTACATCAATCTTGTATTTAGAAAGAACTTTTCAGCGCAAGTCTTGAAAGCCAATATGAAGATAGTCGGCAATTGTGAATATGGATTGTTGCTTTACCGCGATAAACTTCCAAAGTTTAACAACGATGGTCGGATGATCTTCAATTGCTTTGATTGGGTGGTGGACAATGAAACTCCGAAGGTTCATAGCACGCAAAAACCGGTTCCTTTGCTTCGTAGGCTGATAGAGATATTCACCGACAAAGGTGATGTCGTTATTGATCCATGTGCCGGAAGCGGTTCTACCTTATTAGCTGCTGCCCAGTTGGGACGCAGGGCATACGGATTTGAGATTAAAAAAAAGTTCTTTGCTGATGCGAATAAATTTGTGTTATCACGTATCCAGCAATCGCTATTTGTGTAATTTAAATAAGAACAGAAATGAGGTAAACCGAGCCTTCTAAATTCGGTTGTTGATCTTTGACGTATTGGATTTACCGATTAATTTTTTTGAGAAAATGTGACTTTATGGTTAATAAAGTGCATAATCTTGGAAACAAAACATCTAATTTGCTGTTTTATTTTTATATTTGCATTGTAATTTAAATATGGAGGTAAGTATGTGCATATTAAAGGAAGTAGGACGTTTTATTAAAAATGGAGCTTCTACATTTCGTGATGCCTCTCAAGGGCATTATAAGCAGAACTCCGAAGCTATTTCTGAAATTAGGAAAGAAATTCTGGAAAAAGACAGAAATAGGAATGATGATAAGAGGAATCTTATGGAAGACAGAAAAAATGTTGAAGGGGATGTGCGTAGATCTTTTAATGAAATTGTATTAAACAATGGGTAAGCAAGAACTAAAACAGCGGGAAACGCAAGTTGCAACAGGCGATGGAGTTGGAAAACAATTAGAACAGACTTATACTGTTGATGACAATTGCCTACCTTCACCTCAAGAATTAGCTGCATATAAGAATATTGATCCTAGAATTGTCGATTATCTTATTAATGCCTCTGTAAAAGAGCAAGATCATCGGCATAAAATGGATAGCAACAAATTGAATATGATTAGAAAAGCTGATAGAAGAGATGGAAGAATGAACTGGTGGGGAATGTTTTTCGCATTTCTCGCTATAGTTGTAATGATAGCTCTTGCTGGTTATGCTCTCTATTTAGACAAACCTTGGTTTGCTGGGATTATGGGTGCTAGCACACTTGTATCCGTAGCTTCTATTTTTATTAAAAGTAATGATAATAAAAGCAAACCATCTGGTAATACAAAGAAATAATTAAAATTTTTGATACTAAAGTTAGGCGGTAAGTTCAATCTCACCGCCTTTTTTGTGTCCGGGCGGTATCTAAGTTCGGACACTTTTATTTAGAGTAAAACAAAATAGAAATGAATTTAAACGAATTAAGAGATAAGTCCTACAAAAACGCTTGTGAGCACGGATTTCACGATCAGGAGTTGAGCAATGAACATTGTCTTTGCCTAGTAATATCGGAGCTAATGGAGGCTGTGGAAGCGGATAGGAAATGTAAAGTCTTCAAAGGTGTAGTTGCATTTGAACGTGAATTTAATCGTTATCCTGCATTGGTAGAAGAAAGCAGGCGTTTTAAATGTGCATTTGAAAAGTGCGTCAAAGATACAGTCCCGGATGAACTTGCTGATGCCGTTATCCGCCTGCTTGATTTATATGGACTTCTAGGAATTGACTTAGACGAGGATGCATTCGACGAGGAAACAATATCAGAATATTCTGCGACCTACTGTAATAAATCATTTACAGAATCAATATTCCATATCATAAAGTTTATTACTTCAAATAATGAAGTCTTTATACGCTCGTGTGTCGTACCAGAAATGCTTCTGCTTGAAATCTTTGGACTTGCTAAATATCTTAGTATTGACCTTATGTGGCATATCGAGCAGAAAATGAAGTATAACGAACTCCGTGAGAAAATGCACGGGAAGAAGTATTAGTCTTTCAATACTAAATAAGAAAAAGGCAGGTAATTCAATACCAACCTTTAAAATCTGCTAATTTGGTAAATTTTATAATAAGTGACAGTCTCATTTACAAAAATACAGGGAATACCGAAAAACAAGCGATTTACTCTTTTAAATGATATCACCAAAGCATTACAACAATTATCACAACATTTCTGAACCGCACAGCAAGAAAGGACTACATTAATCACTTTCATCAGGAGAAGCCTCTAGAGGGAATGTTTTCACCAAATCCACTAGAGAAATTCTTGAAAAGCACATGTATATACACTATAGTAGAAGTTAGATTTTAATAGAAATGTAGAAAATTGAAGATACTAGAGAGCCATGTGTCTAGTAAACAGGTTTTCCATAAAAAATAGAGTAATTCAATTCCTGCAATAATCCCTAATATGATTCTACAAGTTGAAACAATTTTATTCTCAGTTTCTGTGTTAGATACATAATTTCGTTCTTGAAGAATATCCCATTCACGTTGTGAAAGGTTTATTTTTAGTTTGTCTTCTAATTCTTGTAAAAGTACAAATTTTCCAGAATTTAATCTTTGGTATGATATTAATAACTTTTCCCAATAAAATGTTATACCATAAGCTACTCCTGTTAGAAATAATAATAGGAGACATGCTTGAGCCTTGTCAGAAATACGATCTGCTACTAAGAATGAGGCCGTAATAATGGTGGTAATAATACCAAAGTATAGATTATTGACATTTTGTCGTCTCGTTGACACATTCTCAGTAGATGCATATAATATTTTGTATTGCTCAAGTAATAATTCTTTTGAAGTGTCAATGTAGCACAATGCATCAATGATTTCTTTAGGATGATTTGCTACATGGAGGGCCTTATTGTCAATACAGAAGTAAGGATAAGTGAAAACTTTAGATTTATTATCTGTTTTAAGTTCCGTAAAATAAAATCTTTTATTTAGGGCTTTGGTGATTTCGTATTCTTTATGTATAGATTTACTTTCATAGGTGTTTGATCCAATAAAAAATAATACAACATCCGCCTCTTTTATGAGTGACTCAACTTGTTTGACCCAATCCTTTTTTAAATGATCTAGTGAAATGAAATCAATACTTTTTATACGAGTATTTATTTCATTTATTATTTGATCTACATATATCTTGTCTGTGAATCTATAACTTAAGAATACTTTCATAATAATTATTTTTATGTCTGATTTTACAAATATAACAATCTTTTTTCAATTCTATAAAGGGTTTGCTTTGTGTGTATGAAAGATAATGAAAATATAGGATTATTTGTGAATATATATTATTATCGATTATTGCCAGATTGGGTTTGTAACTTAATTAATAAATTATATGGAAAATAATATTAACCAAAGCTTGTATGCTGAATCTATGAAGAAGGCACTGCAAGTAGATTTTCTTACTAATAGTGAGGAACTTAGATTGTATGCAACATCTATCTATAACGCTTCAATATGGAGTAGGGAAGTAGATAAGAAAAATAAAGCCATTCTCAAAAGGAATAGGTTTTTAAAATAGAAAGGGAGAATCTGCGAGCACGACCAAGCATTAATTCTCCCAAATCTTACACGATTATGATGCAAATATACTATTTACTTTTTAAATAATCGTGTTATGGCGCTGGATTTTAATAAAATAATTCGTCTTAAAAAGATTCGTATCGAAAAATCAGAACTTTCAGAGGAAGAAAATATCTTAACTTCCCCGGTTCTGAAAGACAAGAGCCTTATCCATGAAATCTATAAAATATTTGTTGAGTTGTTGAATGAGAGAGGATGCCCCCCTTGTATTGATAGTGTAACACAACGGAAGAAGTTCATTTTCATTATCCTGTACCTGTTTTCTCCTAGCTCGCTTGCTGGTGGGAAAATGACAGCAGGGTTACGTGAAGAAATGTCAAGAGTATTAGGGATTCAGTCCAAGAGTACAATTTCCGACAACTGCGCTGATGTCGTGTTTCTCTATCAGAATTATGGGGATTTCAGTGGAGATATAGAGTATCTTTACACCGAAATCGTAAATCGGTTAAGAATCAAAGGGCTAATCAATTAATGAGCCGGGGCTTAGTGCTCCGGCTTTCAATAATTTCTATTCCATAGTGGAAGTTCTTTTGTTTTTTTGTAGTATTTCTGAATTAGTCGTGCTTCGATACAATGTGGAATATCGGAGTGTCTATCATCAACAGTGACAAACCATTGGATTATAATCTGATGTATTCCATTTGCTTTCATAGAATCAGAAAAGAAGGTCTGGCGTTTCAAATCGTCTTGTTTATTGTTGATTCTTCCATATAACGCTTGTTTTCCATATATTCCCAATTGTGAGATTGTCCCAGCTTTGCCTATATAAATGATATTTTCAAAAGAAATGCACTCTTTGTAAATGATGTATACTCCTTGCTTGTCGTGTGGAACATCACTAGATACTTTTCGCAGAATATCATCTGTTTTGAAATTAAAATAGCCACTTTTATACTTCATTAGAAAATGGAAACAAGAAACTCCCATATTATTTAACTTTAATCTTTGCTACAATATTTTCTAATTCCTCTATCGTATCGGCTTTGTAGAAGTTTTCTTTATACTGGATAAGGGCGGTGAGTTCACTTTTATCGGTTACTTCTATTGGCGAAGCGAAGAGTTGCCACATAGGAACATCTAAGGCGGATGCTATTTTTTCAAGAGTTTCTACCGAAGGCATCGTTTTGTTATTAATGAGATTACTTACCGTAACCTTTGAAACGCCTATTGTATCAGCTAAACTAACTGACGAAACACCTTTTTCTACCATTATTTCTTTGATTCTTACCTGCATAAAATATAGCTTTAACTTATTAATGCTGCAAATATAGTAATATTTTAATATTTAATGTTTGATGATAAAATATTAGTTTATTAATCTATGTTAAAGATAAAGTGATATTTATTCTTTTATTTGTTAGCGATAAAATATTGCTTTATCTTTGCATCATCAGAAACGAAGTAATAACAATTAAAAGATATACGATTATGGCATCATCAGTAATTAAACAAAGAACAATAGAGAAGTTCATCATGTCAGAGTTTGTACAAGGCAATTTGAACACAAAAGAACAAGTAAGCTGTATGCTCATTTTGATTCAAAAGAAGCTGGGTGTGTCAGTAGAACAAGCAAGCGACTTTATGAGAAACGCAATTGGTATTAACGCTTAAATATACGATTATGGCAACAAAGAAGATTGATGAAAAGAAGACATTGAAATATGCAGTAGCATTTTACTTCTGCACGTCAGGTAAGGTAAACTTCATGTTAGGCAATAAAATGTATCAGCATATAGATACTGTTTATGACCAAAGAGAAGATGGCAGAGGCTTCAATACCTGTGAAGTTGTTTATAACTGCAAGGCTCAAAAATATGAGGTTCTGAATGTAGATACAGAGATAGGCAATAAAGAGATTACAATATTATAAGTTTAACCGACAGGGCGAAAGCCCTGCGCAATATAGAAGATTATGAACGAGAAAGAAAAACAAGCAGTTTTTTGTCAAAGAGTAAACGGCATCTATATGAAGCTAACAGGCGATTATAATAAAGACGATCATTATTTTGATAGTTGTTCTTTTTATCCGGCTGGTACATTGGCGGACAGACAAGGACAAGAGATAATAACAGATAAGTATATTATAAGAGGTAGGTATAATGATTTCGTCAAAGAGTTTGATCACAATCCTACCGACCGAGAGATAAACAACGCTTTAGTTTTTAGGTTTGGTCTCAATTCAAGTTTTTTAATGTAATTAATCCAGTAACCTTCTGGATATCACAATATACACGATTATGAAAGCGGATTTAGTTTTAGTTATCAGCCCTGAAGCCCCATTGATGAAGCAACTGGGCAAAGTGTTGGGTAAGATGGCAACCCCTTATGACTTCTCTACTATAGAGAGGGGTGAAAAGTACATCACCATACAGCACGATGAAACTGGGCTTGTAGTGGCTTATACGAGTGAAGAAAGATTGAACGTAAAAATGAATTAAGAATGAAGAATGTATTAGAATCTTTGAAAGAAAGTGTCAAGAGTGGCAAAATCACAATCAGAGAGGCAGCTATAAAACTGCATAAAGCAGGGTGGACGAGTTTTGTAGACGTGGATAAAACGAAACAATTACTTGAATTATGAACTCAATAAATGTAAACGGTTGCAGCGTATGCCAGCCCGGTAAAGAGAATTACACTACCTACAACACCAGATTGAGAGGAAAGAGAGTGAGAATGTACCAATATGACTATCGTACTGAAAGTGGTGAACTGTTTTCTTGTTGTGCGCCTACCTTAGAGGCGTGTAGAGAAAGACGGGATAAATGGCTTAGTTCACGACAATAAACCGATTGTCGTGTATAACGATTGAAGATATTTCGTTATCTTTGGTTGTGGTAGTACCTTTGGGGTACTATCGCGGGGTGTAGCAGTGGTAGCTTTTCACTTTGACTTGGTGAAGGTCGGTTGTTCGATTCAGCCCCCCGCAACTATTGAGTATTAATTTAAATTTGACACGATTATGAACATTCTTACATTAAGCATCAAACAGAAGTATTTCGATGAAATCTTGGCAGGCAAGAAAACCCACGAATACCGTGAAATCAGACCAACTAACGCTAAGAAGTATATCACTTACCTATGTGGCGGTAAAGAATATCCGGCTGATGCAGAACTGCCTGAAGAAGGTGAGGTAGAATTGAAGCCTATCAAGTATGATGCAATCAAGCTTCTGACAGGTGCATATACGGGCAAGCGTCCTTATATCATTGTAGAGGTAAAGAACGCAGAAGCAGTAATTCTCACAGATGAAAACGGTAATGATATTGTTTACGAACATCAAGGCGAAGAATATCTTGCCGCACAAATGGATTATACTTTGGGCAAGATATTAGAGAAATATATAGATTGATTTGTTTAACTTTTAAAATTAGAAAGCAGAGTCGCAAGAAGAATTAACAGAGTAGCCGGGCCTCGCAGAAATATGAATGGTGCAGGGGCAGGTGGTAGATTGGTTGCCAATCGTAGAGGTACAGCAAGCGCCACACAGTTAGGATCACGCAGACAGCGTTACAGTGATCTTCGTACTTCATTTGGTTTAAGTGGTGGCTAGCTATGAACAAAGTAGAACAAGCGAGTCAATATATAGACCTCATTCGGGTAAAATCGAATGAGGCTTTACTGTTTTTATCACTTGGTAAAGATTCGCTTGTTCTGCTTGATTTAGTCTATCCGAAGTTTGACCGGATTGTTTGCGTGTTCATGTATTTCGTCAAGAATTTGGAACATATTAACCGTTGGATAAACTGGACTAAAGCCAAATATCCGAAAATAGAGTTTGTTCAAGTACCACATTGGAATCTCACTTATATTCTCCGTGGCGGTATGTATTGTGTGCCAAATCCGAAAGTAAAGCTGTTGAAGTTGGCAGATGTGGTAAAGGCTATGCAACTTACTCATGGAGTTTGTTATACATTCTTGGGCATGAAAAAAGCTGACGGTATGAATCGTAGACTTATGTTGAAAGGGTATGAGGTAAACGGCTACGAGAATAACGGTATGGTTTATCCTTTAGCTGATTGGACACAAAAGGATATTCTTGCTTATATGAGGCAGCATAATTTACCCGAACCAGTTCGGTATTCATTGAAAGCCAGTTCGGGAGTAGGCTTCAATCTTGATTGTATGCTTTGGATGGAGAAGAACTATCCACAGGACTTACAGAGAATTTACAAAACTTTCCCGATGGCTGAAAGAGTACTTTGGGAGTATCATAATCAACAAAAGTAATATGTATGGAACTAAGTAAATATATCAAGAGTGAATCGGTAGAACTTAACCGTTCTGCCATTCGTTTTGCAGACTACAATCCGAGAAAACTTTCCGATGAATCACGCAAAGCATTAAAGCGTGGTATCAAGAAATTCGGATTGGTAGGTGGAATAGTTGTGAATAAGCGTACAGGGCTTACAGTCGTCAGTGGGCACCAGCGTTTGTCTGTCATGGACGAATTACAAAAGTTTCCCGATAACGACTATCGCATTCGTGTCGATGTCATTGACGTGGACGAACAGCAGGAAAAGGAGTTGAATATTCTAATGAACAACCCTAATGCACAAGGTTCTTGGGATTTTGACGCTCTTGCCCGTATTGTTCCTGATATTGACTGGAAAGATGCAGGATTGACGGATGCCGACTTGAATATGATTGGGGTTGATTTCCTTTTGCAGACCGAAGAAGAAAGCTCCATTGCTGACGAACTGGAAAGCATGATGTCGCCTGTAACAGAACAGAAAGAAGCCGATAAAGCCGCCAAGCAGTTGGAACGTGCCGAAAAGGTTGCCCACATGAAAGAGGTCAAGCATCAGGTGAAAGAAAACGCACAGAAGCAAGCCGAGAACATGGATGCCTATGTGATGTTGTCCTTTGATACCTATGAAGCTAAAGCCGCTTTCTGCGAAAGGTTCGGGTATGACCCGGATATGAAGTTCATAAAGGGAGAAGTATTTGATGAACAAGTAGAAAGAATAGATTAATTATTGGGAGGGAAGCTGAGTTAGAAAGAAAACATATAGCCAGTTATATCAGCAGTCCAGACGAATAATGTACAACGCTGGAAGGCAATACGGGTTAGGTTCTGCAAGACAAAGAAACATAAGGGATAGAACGAAATCCATAATGGGAAGATATGCTGAGAAAATAGATAGCTATTTCTCAAAAAGAGGAGTTGATGTCTATGGAAACAAGCCAATTTCTCGCCGTGTATATATGGGTAACAATAACGGTTGAAATTATGATTGGCGATTTTATACTTTGGATAAGGAATGTTCTAAAGCAAAACCTGTTTTGTGTTCATCATTATGTTTGGAAAGGTAGTGTGATGTTCTCTGAGTTCAGGTATGAACAATGTGAGAAATATGGAAAATTAAAGAAGTAATATGAGCAATAGTGAATCTCAAAATAGAAAAGGTAAAGGAGGAAGAAAGCCAAAGTTTGACTACACAAGCGAGGACTTTCTTTCTCTCGTGGAATCGTATGCCAAAAAGGGATTCACTGATAAGGAAATTGCCTATGCCATTGGACTGTCACCGCAAAAATTTAGCGAAAAGAAAAGCGCATACAGTGAATTAAGTGATGTCCTCTCACGTGCGCGTTGTGCGATAAACTCCCTTGTGCGCGCCAAATTTCTTGCAATGGCTCTTGGTGGCATAAAAACAAAGAATACCACAGTTCGGAAGTTACGGGATAGAGATGGCAATCTGACAGGCGAAGAAGAAGTACAAGTTGTAGAAGGTGAGCTAGCTCCCAATTTGAGTGCTCAAATGACTTGGCTATACCATTACGATGAGGACTGGAGAAAGGTTGAACGCAAACAGGATGAAGATGCTTATATTCCAACAGACATAGAACACGGTATCAACATTGATTCTTGGATTAAAGACAAGCTGAAATGATAGTACCTCAAGAAATTTACCATCCATTATACGAGGATAAGGAAAAATTTATAATTCTTATCACCGGTGGGCGTGGTTCGGGAAAATCTTTCAATGCTTCCACCTTTATTGAACGGTTGACTTTTGAAATGACTCCTGTAGAGAAGATAGTCCATCAAATTCTTTACACCCGTTATACGATGGTTTCCGCTGGTATGTCTATCATCCCCGAGATGATGGAAAAAATAGACCTTGACGGAACGACCAAGTATTTCAAGACCACCAAGACGGATATAGTCAATAAAATGACTAAGAGCCGTATCATGTTCCGAGGCATCAAAACTTCATCAGGAAACCAAACAGCGAAACTAAAATCCATCCAGGGTATCACTACTTTCGTCTGCGATGAAGCGGAAGAGTGGACAAATGAAGAAGAATTCGACAAGATAATGCTCTCTATCCGTAAGAAAGGGATTCAAAACCGGATTATCATCATAATGAATCCGTGCGATTCCAATCATTTCATCTACAAAAAGTATATTGAGAAAACCCATAAACTGGTAGAGGTTGACGGTGTGCAGGTACAGATTTCTACTCATCCGAATGTACTTCATATCCATACCACGTATTTTGATAATTTGGATAACTTATCACCGGAGTTTCTGAAAGAAGTCGAGGATATGAAGGTGAACAACCCCGAAAAGTATGCTCATGTGGTTATCGGCCGTTGGGCAGATGTGGCGGAAGGTGCTGTGTTCAAGAAGTGGGGAATTGTTGACGAGTTTCCGGTTTGGGCAAAGAAAGTGGCTATCGGGCAAGACTTCGGTTATACACATGACCCGTCCGCTTCCATTCGGTGTGGTATCGTTGATAACGCCCTTTACTTGGATGAAGTGGACTACCGTACAGGATTACTTTCTTCTGACATCATCAAGACTCTTCGCCCGTGGGGTTTGAAAGTCATAGCTGATAGTGCTGACCCTCGATTGATTCAAGAGATACATAACGGAGGAATAAAAATATATCCGGTTGAAAAGGGTGCAGGCTCTATCAATGCGGGAATTGACAAAATGCAGGGTATGGAAATTTATATAACCAAGCGTTCATATAATCTTCAAAGCGAGTTCCGTAAGTATGTATGGGCAAAGGATAAGGATGGGAACTATATCAACGAACCGGAAGATCATGACAATCACGGAATAGACGCTGTACGTTACTATGTATTGGGTGAGCTTCTTGGTAAGATTCAGAAGCCGAAAGATTTAACTGGAATATTCACACACTAAAAATATAAGCTATGCCATTAACTCTAGAAGAAATATTAGCATTGCCCGATATTGGGCAGAAAATAAATTACCTGAAGAAAGGTAGAAAGACCGAACTTCCCGACTGTTGTAAACTTTGGGACGATTGGAATCCGGAACGCCATGAAATCATGGTTGACAAGGAGAAGTACCCAGATAGAAAAGTTCTTGAAAAGGAAGCAGAGAAAGTTTTCGATGAAAAGACAGGAAAGACCTACGAAATCGAAGCGAAATACAAGACCGAACCAGTGAACCGTATCTCCATTCCTTTGGAGCAGGATATAGTGAACATTCAAACAGCTTTTACGGTCGGCACAGAACCGTCTATGGATTGCACTCCGACTGATAATGATGAAAAGAAACTGCTGGATGCGGTAAAGGCTGTATTCAAGTCCAACAAAATCAAATATCAAAACAAGAAGATTGTCCGTGCCTGGCTCTCCGAACAAGAAGCGGCAGAATATTGGTATGTTACCGATGATGATTCGTTTTGGGCAAAGTTCTGGAAGAAAGTAAAGACTACGTTCGGTGGCAAGGTCAAGCCCACCAAGAAACTGAAAAGCGTGTTATGGTCTCCATTCAGAGGTGATAAGCTATACCCATTTTTCAACGACGAAGGTAAAATGATTGCTTTCTCACGTGAGTACAAGAAGAAGCTCATGGATGATTCGGAAGTCATCTGCTTTATGACTATCACGGACAAAATGGTTTATCAATGGGATTTGTCTAAAGGGTATGAAGAAAGAACGCCTTTTGCTCATGGATTCCCCAAACTACCGGTTCTCTATGCTTATCGTCCTGAACCTTATTGCAAGAAGATAAAGACTTTTCGGGTCCGGCTGGAAAAACTGTTATCTAATTATGCTGATTGTATAGACTATCATTTCTTTCCGTTGCTGAAATTAGTCGGTAGTGTAGCCGGATTTGCTGGCAAAACAAAAGATAGGATAGTCAAATTGGAAGATGGTGCGGATGCTCAATACTTGACGTGGAACCAAGTTCCTGAAACAATTCGTTTTGAAGCCGAAACGCTTACGAACAACGCTTATGATATGTCTAACACTCCACGTATTTCTTTTGAAACCTTGAAAGGTGTTGGCAAGGCTTCCGGCACCGCTTTTCGTTTCATGTTTATGGGTGCGCATATGAGCGTAAGTAATCATGCGGAAGTGATAGGGGAGTTTCTGCAACGAAGGGTTAATTTCCTTGTTTCTGCTTTAGGAGCGATTAATCCAACTGAGTTCAATAAGGCATCACAGACGATTGATATCGAGACAGACTTGGTTCCTTTTATGATTGATTCAGAAGATGACAATGTAAATACAGCAGTAAGAGCAGTAGAAGGCAAAATTTGGTCAAGGCGAGAAGGGATAATGTTCGCTGGCAATGCCGATAGGGTCGATGAGATTTTAAAAGAGATACAAGAAGATGAAATTCTAAATAAGGAACAAAATAGAAATGCAGGTAACTAAACCTGCATTTCTTTAAACCGCCATATATAGCCATAGGCTGTTTTGGATTTTAGTGCGCAACAGTTGTATATATTGCCGTTAGAATACCCAAGTGCTCTTTTAATTTCTCTTTGACTTCCCCATTCTTTAATAAATTCTCCATTTAAAGAATATTGAAGGATAGGTCTTGACCTTTTGTTTTCTTTACCCTTGGGTTGATACCAGCCCTTGCGTGATTCGCTATTACGTTTTTTAGTAATGGGATTGTTAAGGTTTTCTTTTCGCGTAACCCATCTTAGATTCTCAATTGTGTTATCTGTTATATTACAATTGATATGGTCAACCTCTTTTTTGTTTAAGGGATTTTGGATAAATGCAATTGCTACCAGCCGATGTATGTACGCTTTTTTCTTTCTTCCCAATGCAATAGTCAAATAATTAGCTGGACCTGATTTGAAAGGCTTCAATATTTTTCCCTTACAAAATACTTGTGCGCCATTTCTTCCATTTCTGTATTTATCCAAACTTCGCACCCTACCTAAATTTGATACTTGGTATAAACCTTCGTACCCTTCAATGTCTTTCCAAATTTCATCCATAATTATTTCATTTAAGAGTGAATAATAAAGGCAGCCTTTAAAGTCGTGCGGGCTGCCTTTTGATAATCGTGTTATTTCATCATTGAATCCACTCTGCCAGTTACAGTAATACCAATAATGTAACCTATATCGCAAGTACATTCATTCAGTTTAGTGACTGTTTCATCCGTGCAGTCCCATTGTCCGGCATCCCTTAGTTCTTTTTCATCCATCGTATTAGAAACGATATTACGAGCCTGATTTATAAGGCATAATGCTTTCAATAATTCAGAGTGAACAGCACCGTTCTTTATCTCTTCGATGTTAATTTCTGCTTTCATAGTCATGCGATTTTGATAAGGTTGAACTTCTTGAATGAACGAAACTCGTTCTTCTCGCAATCAAAATAGGTAAATAGGTTTTCATTAGGTTTGCGACCTGTACCTTTTACATTGTCGGCTATCACTTCGTCACGTAACGTACCGAATGCTTGACGAATTTCGCCCGAAACTTTCTGATAGAAGAACTGAACCGTTCTTTTCTTCATCTGTGCTTTCAGTTTCAGAAGCAACCAACTTCTTTTTAGACACTCTGAGAAACTTTCACCTGTGATTCTGAACATCTGCCATGCAGTACTCATAACCTCTTTCATCTGACTTCTAAATTTTGTGCTCATACTCTTATATGTTTTAAATTATACTACTTCGTTTAATTTGATATTGCAAAGTAAAACTAATTAGTTTAATTTTGCAATATCTAAAGCAATAAATAATGTTAAAAATAAAACTAAGTAGATTTATTTTAGTCATATAATTGTATTATGTGGTATAAATATCTATTTTTGCCGAATAAAACTATATAGTATTATGGACTTTAGAACAAGGATAAAAGAACTCTGTCAAGGGCAAGGTATAACTCAAAAAGAGTTAGCAGAAAAAATGGGAATATCTGATATAAGTCTGAATAAGACTTTACGAGGGGAATATCCGCAGTTGCAAACATTAGAAAAGATTGCGAATACATTAAATGTTCCTATTGCCGAACTATTTGAAAAGCCGAATGCCAGTAATGTTATCGGTTTCGTAAAAGTGGGAGATACCGTACATGAGGTGAAGTCTGCGGAGGATGTGAAGAATTTAGCTGAAAGGTTATGATTATGGAAACAATTACAAAATACGACACTATTATCAATTTCTTTTTAGATAATTGGATTATAGCTACCATTGTTGTAGCAGCTGTAGTAATAGGGTCCATTCCTTCATTAAGAGAGGGAGTTTTGATTTTATTTGGCAAAAATCGAAGAAAGAATGAGGATATTGGTTATAAAATAGATACTCAATTGCTTCGATTGCTTATAAAAGCAGATGAAGCAATAAGAAAAGAGAACCAAGATTATGATTTGTATGGTTGTGGTTCTGCATTTAGTGATGTGTATGCTTTATCTAATTATTTAGTTAAATTTAAAGTTAGGTACCAGAAGGATAAAAATGCCAAAATTATTATAGATAGCAATGATGACCTTTGTAACTTAGATAAAGAAAGTGAATGTTATAATGGCTTTGAGGAGCCACGTTATTATGAGGTTATAGGGAAAATACACAAAAGCATTCAACGTCTTTTAGAAAAACGATTGCCTAAATAAGCAGGCTGGAAGAGGAGCTTGCAGAAATCAAGGAGGAGCAAGCGGCAAAGAATAACAATGCAGCGTCTCCTAACCCCAAGGGATAATTCATTGCTTCATGTTTTTATAGTACTATTGAGCGGAGCTTTTCAGTCCCGCTTTTTTATTGTGCATAATTCGATATTATAAAATATTTATGCTATAATAGTTTTATAATTCAAAATTATTTAGTACTTTTGTATCAAATGAACAACGTATGAGAATAGTATCACATAAAAAGCTGAAAGATTTCTATGAAACCAAAGGTTATGAAGATTCACGCATAGCCTTAGAGCGTTGGTATGATATAACAGAAAAAGCCGAGTGGAAAAATTTGTCTGATATAAAGGTTGATTTTCTTTCTGCTGACTATGTAGGCAACCAACACTACGTTTTCAATATCAGAGGCAACAACTATCGGTTGGTTGTCGTTGTTAAGTTTACAATTGGGTACGTCTTCATTCGCTGGGTTGGTACTCATAAAGATTATGATAAAATAGATTGTTCAACCATTTAAGATATAGGATATGAATAAAGTAACGAAAGAACAATATGAATTTGCACTGGCGAGAATAGAGGAACTTTTGCCATTGGTTGATGACAACACCCCTGCAAACGATAAGAATGCAGTGGAGCTCACTGTTATGTCCGATATAGTGATTGCTTACGAGAAGGAGCATTATCCGATAGAAAAGCCGACCGTTGCGAAATTGATAGAATTATCTCTTGAGGAAAAGGGGATGACGCAGAAACAACTTGCCGGTGAGATCGGAATAAGCCCTTCACGTGTTAATGACTATCTTTCTGGACGTTCGGAGCCAACATTGAAGATAGCAAGACTTCTTTGTCGGGTGTTGAATATTCCTCCAGCTGCAATGCTTGGATTTTAAACAGAAAAATATAATACTAAGTATAAATTTCATTTTGATACTATGAGTGAAATAAAGATTGGTAATGATGATTTTATCCTTTATATAAGGAAGAATCAGAGGGCAGATGGGTTGATGTCTAAAACAAAGAATGATAGACTTGGTCGGATGATATGGGAATTTATTAGAGATAATAAATTCGGAAAGAAAGTTTCAGAGGATAGTGTTTCTTGCATTTGGAATCCTATAGGATGCAATGATGATGGCTTTGGACTTCCTAAAAATGCAACCCAGTTTTATATTGATACTTCAAAACTGGAAGTTATTTATGATGAATTGTATCTAATGTCTCAAAGATAAGTTTTTATAAATTCAAAATGTAGCCGTGTTCCTTTATTAGTTCACGGCTTTTTTTATTCTATTTCTTCACAATCTCTTCTTGGTGAATTCTACACCATCTAATTATTTCCCTTCCACTTACTTACTTCCTACTTTTATACCGTATTCACGACAATGGTTCTATTGTCGTGAATAGGAAGCTTAAATATTTACTAATCATCTGTATTGGTGGTATTTTTACTTCTGCAAATTGAAGCTCAAATTTTAATTCATACAGTATGACAATTTTAGAACAAATCTTAGCGGGCCTCCAAACCAAGTTTACTGGGGTGGATGCTGCTATTCTCACCCGAATTGCCACTAAAAAGGCAGAGGGTGTAACGGACGAGACAAAGGTAAACTCTATTGTTGAGGGTATCAGCTTTTCGGACGTGTTAAATTCTTATGGTGATTTTCGTGCAGGGGATGCTACCCGTACTTCTGTTCAGAACTACGAGAAGAAGCATAACCTTAAAGACGGTAAGCCAATCGAGAATCCCAATCCTAACCCAAATCCGAAGCCGGAAGACAAGAAAGATGATGTACCTGCATGGGCACAAGCTTTGATTGATTCAAATAAGAATCTTTCGACTGAACTTTCCGCTTTAAAGCAAGAAAAATTACAGGCTACCCGGCAGGAGCAGATTATGGCAAAGGCAAAGGAGTATGGTATTCCCGAAAAATACGCCAAGAGGTGTGCCATTAAGGACGATGAGGACTTGGATGCATACTTCAAGGACTTGAAACAGGAGTTCGCGAATGACGGTTTCAAGGGCGTAACCCCTCCCGAAACGGCGGAAGAGAAGATTGAGAAAGAATCTGAATCTATCGCTAAGATGATTGACGAGGGAACGAAAACTATTGTTGAACAAAACAAGAATTAATTATGGCAGCAGGATTTAAGTATGACTTGGTTCCGCCCGATGAGCAAGAGGAACGCTACGATGTCCAGACCGGCATTCGTAGACGTGGTCCGTTCAAACTCGACACGCAGAACCTGGTAGTGGGAAGTTTTCTTCCCGGATTTACACCGATTTATGCAGACTTGAAAAACAAGTTCGCTTATGCGGTAATCAATGTGAGAGTTGTGGAAGCCTATACCACTAGTGGAGAGGCTTTGTCTATCAAAGTAGCCAAGAACTCTTTGGCTTATGTGGGTATGTTTGTCGGAAGCGGCAAGAAAGGTGCAGAAGTAACGGCAATTGATAAGTCTAATGCCGGTTATGATGTATTGACTATTAAGGCTGCTTTTGGTGAGAGTATCGCCAAAGATGCCGTATTATTCAATGCGGTTGCAGTTGATGGTTTAAAACAAAAGCATGTAGCTAATTCGGCTTTGTTTAACCGTACAAAGGTTGAGGACGGAATCACATTGGTTTCATTACTTCGTACAGCCGCAGAAATTGAACCCTCAAAATTGGTTATGCCGTTCTCCGAGAACGATAAAGCCAACATGAAGGGATGGTTTGAGTTTAACGAATAAGGAGGTAGGATATGTTTTTAACGATTCAAACATTATTCGATGATGCGAACATTGTTTCCGCCATCATCAGACGTGTGAACCAGACACGCAAAGACACAATCTATTGGCAGCAGTATCTTACTTTCCGCAGAGTGACTACTCGTGTGTTCAAAGACTATATCGGTTCTGTAACCGGAGTTATGGCTGGCTCCATCAATTCGCGTTTTGGAGAAAAGCCCATTCGTGAACGCAGGAATATCGGTTCAGGATATGGTGAGATTGCCTATTTGGGTGATGCTTATCAGATGTCTATTGACCGTCTTTCTGAATTGCAGGATTTGATTGACAAGTTCAATGCAGCTAAGCCAGTCGACCAAAAGGCTGCAATGGAAGAGATTGTAAACTTCTTGGCAGACGACTACCGTCAGATTACCCTTGCCGCCCACAAGCGTATGGATATTATTGTCGGTGCGCTGTTGATGCTTGGTGAAGCCACCGTTTACAACAAAGACGCTGCAATCACTTCCGGTCAGACCAATAATAAACTGCTGGAGATTACCCTTCCGTTCAATTTTGTTAAGCCTACAGCCAGAGATATAATTGTTGATGGCAAGAATATGTTCATCTCTTATTTAAGAGAGAAACTACATTCCCTAGCTCCGGACTTTGGTGCTTATGCAAAAATGATTATGACACGTACAACCTTCAACAAGAATGTACTTGGTTCTTCCGAATTTGGAGAACAGTACAAGATGATTCTTGGTACTAATGAGATGAAGTTGAGTACGGGACTGATTTCCTCTTCTTTGGCTTCCGAAGTGTTCACCGGCATCGGTCTACCCCGCATTGAAATCAAGGAGGACTATGTGAAAGACCAGACGGGAAAGAATGTGCAGATTTATGCGGATAACCGCATTACTCTGTTGTCTTCTGATCAAATCGGTTATATGCGCCACCATACTCCGTATGAAGCGACAGACCCGGTACAAGGGCGTACTTACAATCCGTCAGAGGGGCAAATGCTTATTTCCAACTACCGTGACAAAAACGGTCGCTACATGGAATATACGGCAGAGTGGATTCCGCAGATTACCAACCCAGACTTGATTACCAATTTCGACCTGAGCGAGATTGCTTCAATTCAATCAGCATAAGGAGGTAACTATGGAAGTGAAGGTTATATCTATTTTCAGAGACAAGTTCACCGGAAAGTATTGTATTCCCGGTGAGGTGCTTGAAGTCAGTGAGGAGTCCCGTGTGCTGGATATGGAGAGTCGTAAACTCGCTGAACGAGTTGAAGCAAAACTTCCCGAAGTGAAAGTACCTAAAGAGAATAAGGAGGTGAAAATCTCCCTCTTTGAGAAGGAGTTCGAGAAAAAGACTTTGATTGATGCTTTGAAGTCTATCGGCGCGCAGGCTTCCGGTAATATGAAAGAGGAAACTCTTTTGGCTAAGGTTGCAGAACTGGATGAAGAATCAACAGCCAAACTGAAAGAAGCATTAAACGCATGACAGTAAATGAATACATATCACAGAAGTTTCAGACTTTCGGCATTCAGTTGTCGGAGGCTGACCTTTTGGATATGTGTCTGAACTCGAAGATAAGCGGAGAGGATGAGATGAACGAGGATTGCCAAACGCGGGTGTTGGTGGCGATTGCGAAGTTTATCCCCTCTCTATTGCTTCGTGCCACTTCAATCAGTGAAAGCGGTTTCTCTATGTCTTGGGATCTTGAAGGGATAAAGCAGTATTACTCTTTTCTTTGCAAGATGTACGGATTGAAAGACGAATTAAGTAACAAACCTAAAGTGACTTTTTTATGATATTCGCTCCACACATATTGCAAGTAAAGGTGATTACACCGCTGGATAAGGATGAGTTTGGGCGTCCGATTCCCGGAACAGGTGGTGAATACTGGCAGAAGGTATGTAAGTGTCGCTGCGACGATAACACTACCAAAGAGTTTAAATCAACCAATGGCGAGGTATATCGTCCGAATTTCCATGTGGTGTGCGAGAAGAGAATCACTGTTAAGGCAGGCGATGAAGTCCGTTGCATGGATGGTGATGACGTAAGAGGTCAAGGCGAGGTTTATACAGTGAAGAGTACAAACTACTTTAACTACTCGGAATTATGGATGTAGATTTCGATTTTTCAGATGTCGATGATTTCTTCGATGAAGGAGAATGGGAGGTCGAAAAGACGATGATTGATGTAGGCGATGAAGCCGTGAAGTACGCAGAGGAACATGGCGATTATAAAGACCATACACTCACTTTGAGAACGTCCAATGATTACGATGTCGATAAAGATGGTTTGACGCTGAAAAACGAAGCGGAATATGCATCATTCGTAGAATCTAAAGGGTATGATGTTTTGAGTAGTGCTGCTCTTCATGCGGAGAAACGGTTAAAAGAAGAATTTGAAAAATGAAAAGAATATTCAAGTATGAATTGATTGTTGCAGACCATTCAAAACTATGTCTGCCTATCGGGTCGAGGATATTGTCTGTTCAAGTACAACGAGGTACTGTTTGCTTGTGGGCTATTGTAGATGAATATCAGAAAGAATTGTGCTTTGTGGATATTTATATGTACGGAACGGGGCAACACGTATCAGATGCAGATTTGGCTGGAAAAAGATTTGCCGGAACGGTTCAACTTGGAGATTTGGTTTGTCACGTATTTCTCGAATATGACGAAAACGTCCAATATTTGATAGTATGATAGTAACCACCGACATAGGAAACATCCTCTACCGGGACTGCAAGGCTTTCGGAATAGACATAGCACCCAACGGGGAAACACTGACGGGTGAATTGACCTCTGAAAGAATCGTTATCCACACGAAGAAACAACAGCCGGGAAAGTATTGGAAGAAATCTTTCGCAGAAGTGAATCTATGTGTACCCAATTTAAGCGAGAATGAAGCGAACACAATCCGGCTTAACGAACTTGAAAGAAAGGCTGGCAAGCTGCTTGATGATGTAGTAAGTACCTATGACGGTACAACCTATCGTTACTCTATCGAATCAATTGGCATGGAAGCGGATACAGCTTTGAAATGTCATTATGTGAATGTAAGAATTTTATTTGAAGTAATAAATGTAAAATTATAAGATTATGATTTCAGCAGTAGGAATAAAAAGAATCTTGTTTGCCGATATTGATAAGGTAACGGCAGACATTACCCCCGAAATCGCAAAGACTTTGATTCAAGCCGCCATCAAAGCGAAAGATGAGGTTTTGAACGTACATGGGGAAACGTGGCAGATTGAGGAAACGGAAGCCTCTGTCACTGGGTACAAGAATCAATTAACAGGAAAGAATTACCGTTACGATGATGTGCCGGGAGAAGTATCACCCGCTTTTTCTATCGGACAGTATGACTGGAAGACAAAGAAAGCGTTCATGGGTGGCGATGTTATTCAGGCAACATCTAAAGATGTGGGTTGGAAGCGTGCTTTGGATAAAGTGGTCATCAACAAAGCATTGTTCTGTCTGACTGATGATGATGTATGGTTTATTTTCCCGAAATGCCGTATTATTTCCCGCGAAGCTAATACGGACAAAGCAATTGCCATTGCAGTACGCGGAATGGTTCAGGAGCCGGGAATCGAAGGAGTTTCTTCTGAATACAATTACGAAGAGGAAGCTATCAAAGCCTTGATACCAACGGTGTAACATTTTGAGGTAAAACGATCGTAAACAGCAAGGGTGAGGTGGTGGTATTCGCTTCACCCTTGTTTCAATTTAGAATCATGAATCAAGCATCAAAAATAGTTTCTGATGCCCTTTTAGGGCTGGATTTTAAGAATGTCGAAATAGGTGGAGTTGTTTATACAATCAAGCCGCCCACAATCAAGGTTATTTGTAGTGCTATTCATCATTTTTCCAATATTGGTATGACAGGTGACAACATCATGGAAGCTATCAAGAAACTTCCCGGAGTCACAGATGATATGCTGAAAGGTATCTCCTGTTTTATTTGTGGTAATGAGAATATGACTAAGGCTTTGGAAAACGGAACCTTTGATGAAATCAAAGAAGTTTTGGAAATATGTTTCTCTATGATGGATATTTCGGCTTTTCAGTGTGTCAGCTCGATGAGGAACGTGTCGATGCTGGCAGCAAGACCGAAACAGTAGGAAACGCAACGTTCTTCGGGCAGATAGCCCATTTGATTGACACGCTTCATCTGAGTTATACGGAAGTGTTTGAAGTTATCCCTTATAGGAATCTGTTGATGATGCAACGAGATAAGTTACACACAGTACATGGTGGTCAAAAGGTGAATAGAATCAGTGGTAAGGAATTGGCTAATCGTAGGAAAAAATTATAGATATGGCAAAGTTATCAGAGGCTTATTGTATATTTGTTTAACTTTTAAAATTTAAAGCTGAGTCAGAAAAAGAAGAAAAAGTTTGAGAGACCTTGACAATCAACGTAGGAGGATATTTTCTACCTATCTGATGAACGGGGCACAACGAGCAAGGATGGAACGTGCTTACGATAATGTAGCGGATAGAATGGTTGCATTTACACGTTCTAAAGGATTAATGGATGGTGGTAGTATGAAATATTATGACCGCAAAGTTTCAGCAAAAGTAAGACAAGGCTCAAAAGGACTTGTTGCTGGGTAAAGATAAAAAGCCGGAGAAATCCGGCTTTTATATTTGTAGTACTTATGCTCCGACATACGTGGTTCTCCATCAAAATGTATTTTACCTCCGCGGTGGGGGTATAAAAAAGCCCCGAACCTTTATTGGAACGGGACTGATTTTTTAGAATGATTTATTAAATATCGTCTAATGCTTTGCTTTCTTCTTCTTTCTTTTTTAGCTCATAATTAATATTATCCTCGTAGCCTATTTGAATATGACCGAACTGAGATATTTCTACGACTACACTCCCTACTGGTAAATCATAAAATGATATATAATGACATTTTTCTTTTCTTAGTGCTTGTAATTCATATCCATCACCTTCATAATATGGTTTTGAGAAAAACTCATAGTGTTTATTTGGCTCACCATATTTCTTAGTGAATAACTCTTTCATGTCATAATAATCAGATTTTAAAGAACTCCAAGATTCTTTCTCATTATAATTGACTGCTACTTTCCATACAATTTTAGATTTGGGAGTTGCAAATATATATATTGTAACGTAATCTCCTGCAAAACCTCCTTTCATGACTGCAACATAATCTCGTGCATATTCTTTGAATGTAAAACTCTTTTTCTCTAATTTTGAAACAAAACTTGAAAGTTTCCCATCCAATGGAACACCTTTAAATTCTAAATGCTGCGATTCTTGGGCAAAAGAAGATATTGCCATAAGAAAAAAAAATGTCAGAAATAATATTTTCTTCATATTCATGTGTTTTTATGTTATACAATGCAACAAATTAACACATAAGCACACAAATAAGCAAATTTTACTCGATTAATTTGAATTTAGAACCGCATTTTGGGCAAATTATAGTATTCTCTTCCTCTTTTTTACGTTCAAACAAGTCCGGAATTTCAACCTCTAATGCATCTGCTATTCTATTTAATACATCTAAAGTTAAATTTCGATTTAAAGCCATAGATAATCCCGATTGAGACATATTCATTCTTTTAGCTACATCTGCCATAGTTAATCCTTTTTCTTTTGCTATTTCTTTAACTCTTAACATAAACGTTATATTTAAATTTTGAGACAAATATATATAATATAATGTATATGCGAAAGAAAATAGGATAAAATTCACGCATACATGAAAAATATTCTTTCTTTTTCTTGTTTGATATTCACATATATGTTATATTTGCACCGTAATAAATAACATATACGTGAAATTCTATTAATAATATAAATATATGAAACGCTACAACTTATCTCAAATCATGAAAGACGCTCATAGATTCTACAGAAGTAATTCAAGAATGGGTAGAACCTTTGGCGAATGTCTGAAACTCGCTTGGACTTGGGCGAAAGACGCAATTAAGTTCAAAGAAGAAAGAGATGCAAAGATAAAGGCTATGCTAGCTAATCAGAAGCCCGTAGAACGTAAATCTTATAATGATAGTAAGATTACTTGGACTGACTGTTACAACTCAAATAGCAAAGGTTATATGGGTAGTCAGTATTGCGGTGATTGAAATCAAAGTAAGATAGAAATGAATGAAGTATAAACATTAAAATATAAAAGTTATGGCAACAATTGAATTAAGAGAAAGCGATATGCGCAGAGCTGTGAACCTCAATCGTAAAAACGACTATGGCTTGTATGCCGAACAAATGATGCGTCTTATTAGTAACCACAAGAAAGGTGATGCGTACAAGCGTGCTTTAATAGAGTTTCGTTTGACTGATATAAACTTTCATCGTGAAGTTGAATTACTTATCAATGGCAAGTATGATGAACTGAAAGAACAGGTAAAACGGTGGTAACATTAAAAGAAATAACTATGACACTAATAGCAGAAAATCAAGAAGTAAAGATATACCGACATAACACAGTTGGCGGGCGAATTAACGTATATCAGTTCAAAAACGGTGAATTATCATTCGGTACTGAAAAAACATCAATACTGAATAGATTTGAGAAAACACAAGTTTATAAAGCGATTTGTAGAGTACTAACACATAAAATATAACGATTATGACAACAGAAATCAACATCGAAGAGGTAAAGAGAAAAGCTGTTCATTCTGATTTATTAAAAGCAATGTATCTCATTAATCAAGCCCGTAGTATAGTTTCGGGTACGATGGATGAGAAAGAATTACGGGATGCCGGACAATGGGACTGTTTGGATGATACAGTTTCAAGGCTGAATGAATGTTCTCGTGATGTGAGCTATATTATTGGCACAATTATAACAAATAGAGTTTCGGTTCTAACGACCTAACACGATTATCAAAAGGCAGCTCGTACGACTTTAAAGGCTGCCTTATAAATTCCATAGTTATGAACCTCAAAACGAGACCACCACCAAAAACTTCACGACAATGAAATCATTGTCGTGTTATGGTAAAATAAAACTCTCTCTCTTACACGATTATATAATAAGTTTGCAAACAGAAACAACGCAGCTATCCTCACGGCTGAAAAATATAACCCCGCCATTGGTAAGAAGTGAGGAGCTTGCCTTTGGTGGGGTTCAATTTTTAAAACTGTGTAAAAGTATGAATAATATTCAGATTTTCCAAAATGAGCAGTTCGGAAAAGTAAGAATTGCGATGAATGAGAGTAACGAACCTTTGTTTTGTTTGGCAGATGTGTGTAAAGTCGTAGGATTGACGAATCCCTCATCTGTAAAACAAAGATTAGACAATGAAGATGTGCAAGTTATTGATTTACACGCCCTAAAACAAAATGAGGGCGCAATTACAGGTAATTCAATGGCTAATTTTATAACAGAAAGTGGTTTTTATGACGTACTTCTATATTCAGATGCACCACAAGTGAAACCTTTTCGCAAATGGGTGACAAGCGAAGTTTTGCCCTCAATCCGCAAGCATGGTGCATACATGACGCAAGAGACACTTGAAAAGGCTTTGACCTCACCCGATTTTCTGATTCAACTTGCAACCAATCTAAAAGAAGAAAAGCAAAAGCGTATTGAAGCAGAACAGAAGATACAAAAAGATGCGCCTAAAGTTCTTTTTGCCGATGCTGTTTCAACTTCTCAACGTTCTTGCTTGGTTGCTGAACTGGCAAAGATACTACAGCAGAACGGTGTGAATATCGGTCAGAACCGCTTGTTTACTTGGATGCGCGAAAACGGCTATCTCTGCCAGAAAGGGCAATACTACAACCAACCAACGCAGAAAGCTATGGAATTGGGGCTTTTTGAATTGAAGCAAACTTCAATTAATAAACCAGATGGCTCTGTATTAGTGAAAGTTACTACCAAAGTAACAGGCAAAGGGCAGATTTACTTTGTAGAAAAATTCTTGGGTAAAGATGCGGCTTAAATAATAATGCGCACCTCATTAAATTGGGGTGCGCTATTTATATAAACTAAAATCATTTTATATATGGCAAAACTTGTATTTCGCGTACAGTCTGACTGGGAAGAAGTTGTAAGGCTTCGTAATGAAATTGCGAAGTTAAAACAAGAATTAATGAGCATGGATGGCACACAGTCTCCTGCTGCTTTCAAGGCTTTAAATATCCAACTTGCTGCATCTAATCAAAGATTGGATGAGTTGGTGACTAATGCAGCCAAAGCTGGAGCAGAGATGGAAACAGGATTCAAAAGGAAAATCTTCGATGCTTCTCAGGTAGTGAATGGTTTCACAGAGAAAATTCTTGCTCAAAAAGCGGTAGTTAAGGATATTGAAGCGGATGTAAAACGACTTGGGGATGCTTATCATATAGCATTGAAAAGGAATCCGTTATCAGCAAATAGCAAGTTAGAAGAATACAATGCTGCCCGCAAAGCTCTTGATGAAGAAAAGGCGGCTTTATTTGGATTAACCCAACAACAAGCCGAAGCGCGTCTTTCCGTAAAGAAACTTCGGGATGAATACGCCCTTTACAATGATAATGCTAAGGAAATCGTAGAAAGTAACAACGGTATCGCTATTTCTTGGAAGAAAGCATTGGCGGTTATTGGTGGTGCTGGAGTATTAAAGGCATTAGGTTCTGAAATGATTCGTGTCCGTGGTGAGTTTCAATCCATGCAGACCGCTATTGAGACTATGGTTGGAAAGGATATGGCAGGGCAACTGATTCCGCAAATCAAGGAGCTGGCTAAGATTTCTCCACTTACTATGTCAGATATGGTTGGAGCAGAAAAGATGATGCTTGGATTTAACATACAAGCAGAAGACACTATCAAATACTTGAAAGCCATTAGTGATATTTCTATGGGGGAATCCAGTAAGTTCAATTCGCTGACTTTGGCATTTTCACAGATGTCAGCAGCGGGTAAACTTATGGGGCAGGATTTGAATCAAATGATAAACGCTGGATTCAACCCGTTACAGATTATCTCCGAAAAGACCGGAAAATCTATCGCAACTTTGAAAGATGAAATGTCTAAAGGGGCTATTTCCGCAGAAATGGTACAACAGGCATTCATTGATGCAACTTCCGCAGGTGGTAAGTTCTATAATATGTCTGAAAATGCTTCAAAGACTATCAATGGTCAGTTGTCTATGATGCAGGATGCTTTGGATAACGCTTTCAATGAAATGGGACAGAAGTCGGAAGGTGTCATAATGAAGGGTATTCAGATGACTACTTCACTGATTCAGAACTATGAAACTGTTGGCAAAATATTGGCTGGACTGGTGGCTACCTATGGTACATATCGTACTGCTGTGATGTTGGTTACTGCTGCTGAAAGTAAACATACTCTTGTGGAGATAGGGCTTACTAATGCCCGTATATTGGCACGGAAAGCGCAACTGGCCTTGAATGCAGCCATGCTTACTAATCCTTATGTGTTATTAGCAACTGCTGTTGTTGGATTAGGAGCTGCTATGTGGGCTTTCCATGATTCTACAACAGCAGCCGAAAAAGCTCAAAAACGTTTCAATGAGAAACAGAAGGAAGCTGCCAAACAAGAACAAGAGCATAAGCAGAAGATTGATTCATTGGTAGAAAGCTCCCGTGATATTGCTTTGGCTGATTTACAACGTGGGCAAAGTTTGGCTGAACTTCGCAAGGAGTATCCTAAGATATTCGATAAATACGATATTGAGACTATAAAACTTGCGGATATTCTTAAATTGAAACGTGAAATTGCAGAAGAAGATGCAAAACGTGCAGGAGAAAAAAAAGAAAAAGAGTTTTCTGATATTGAGAAGGAAATCAAGTATTATGAAAACCTTCTAAAGTCATTATCTGGTCAGCAGGGTGTTGATGGATATGTGAAAAAGCTGAAAGAATTACGAGTAACTCGTGATGTAATGCTGCAAGATAAAGGGAAAGGCATTTCCGAACAATTCATATCCAGTTTAAAGGATATTGATATTAGCGAATTTGACCGTTATATCTCTGAACTTGAAAAGAGAATCAAGGGACAAGGCGAGAACGGAAAAATAAAACTACGATTGCCTATTGATGTGAAAGGTTCTCTGTCTGATGAAGCCATATACGAAGTAAAGGATATAAAAACACTTATAGATACAGCTAAGTCTACAAAACAAACTCGTATTGATGCTGATAAAAATAAAACTACCTATCAAGAAGACCTTGTCAAAGCAAAAAAAGATTGGGAGAAAGCAAAGAAAGGGTACGAAACACTTTTGAAAGATCAAAAAGCTACATCCGAGCAAGTGAAGAATGCCCGTGATAAAATACGGGCAAAAGAAAAAGCCTATAAGGATTTAGGTGGTATCACTGGTAGCTCGTTGACCAAACAAGAAAATCAAGCCGATAAACTCCGCAAAGACCAGCAAAAATCAGCCGAAGAACTTCTTACTCTTCGCCGCCAAAATCAACAGGACGAAATCAGTCTGATGAAAGAAGGGACAGAGAAGAAACTGAAACAGATAGATTTAGACTATCAGAAGGAGCTTGATGCCATAGAGAAGCAGCGCACTGAATGGGAGAAGACACAAAAAGGGAAGTTGACAAGTGAGCAGGAATCCCAATTATCCATATCGGAAGAAAACGCTTTCAAGGCATATCAGAAGAGTGTATCGGAAACAAACAAGGAAAAGTTAGAATCCGACCGGAAAGCATGGCAGGAATATTTCATCCAATTTGGTAATTATCAAGAGAAACGGAAGAATCTTATTCAAAAGTATGATGATGAAATAGCTAAATTGGAAGAACATAGTGCTGAAAGAGCTACTAAAATTGCTGAGAAGAATCAAGCAATAGATCAGCTGGACGAACAGTTCGGGAAATCTACTCATGTCATGGCTGATTTGTTTGAAGATGCAAGTGAAAAGAGTGTATCATCTATTCAAGATATTATTGATAAGTATGAATTGTTAATCAAGTATATGTCTGGAACGGATGAGTCAGTATCTCTTATCAATTTAGAATCAGTAGGTTTCACAGACAAAGATATCGCAAATCTTGAGAATGGGACAATCAATATCAAGGATATAACGGATGCCATAAAAAGGCTAAAAGAAGAAGTTAAAGGTAAATCCCCTTGGTTATCCTTTTTCTCGGATATGAAAAAAGGAATCGATGATATAAAGAATGCTAATGGTGATACAAGGAAGCTCGGTCAGGGCATATCAACGATAGGGGGAGCTATAACAGAGTTTTCTCCTGCTATCAAACAGTTTGGGAGTGATATATCTTCCATATTTGGAGAAGATTTGAACGATGAAATAAATAACGTTATTGACGGTCTTTCCGGTCTTGGGCAAACGGCAGTAGGAGTAGGACAAATAATGTCTGGAGATATTGCCGGAGGTGTCATGAGTGCTGTAAGTGGAGTCTCTCAACTTGTCAATGCAATGGGTAATTTGTTCGGGCCGGACGGTACCGCTTATTATGAAGGAGTAAAGGAACAGCTTGAAGCAATAAATGAGGTCTATGATCGTATTATTGACAAAAGCAAGGAAGATATAGTTTTCGGTGGTGGATTTGCATCTGTTCAAGCAGCTACACAAGCCATGGATAATTACGAGAAGAAAGTAATCAATCTCCAAAAGATTGCCGCAGCTTCAGGGCATGCCGGTGCAAGTTGGAAGTCTCATAGTGCGGAATGGCATTCTAACAAAAATGTTGGTGCAATAGGTGGTTTTGAGCAGATGAGCGACATCCTAGGTAAATCAATAAGCTCCATGACAGACTTGTATAGTTTGTCAGGAGATGAATTGTTCATCATCCAGTCCCGAATGCCGGAAGCATGGAGCTTGATTGATGCCAGAATCCGTGAAAATTTGGATAGCATCGTAGCCTGTAAAGATGAAGCGAATGAACTGAGGGATGCTCTTAATCAAGCCATGACAGGGGTTGATTTTGATTCCTTCTACAATGGGTTTATTGATCAGTTATCCGATATGGATACTTCTTTTGAAGATATGTGTGATAACTTTGAGGATTATCTGCGTAAGTCAATCATGGCAGGATTAGTCGCTAGTCAGTATCAAGACCGTATAAATGCTCTCTATGAACAATGGAGTGATGCAGCGAGAAGTGATAGTAAAATTACTAAAAACGAAGCAGACCTTCTCAAAGAACAGTATCAACAGATTGTAGAAGATATGATGCATGATCGAGAAGAAATGTTTAAAACATTTGGGTGGGATGCTTCTGTTACTTCTCAGGAATCGTCGAAGAAAGGCTTTGCAACTGCTTCTCAGGATTCAATAGACGAACTTAACGGACGTTTCACTGCTTTACAGATATCTGGTGAAGAAATCAAGAATCAAAGTATAACTCAATCCCAATCATTAAATATTCTAACGATGAAAACGGATACACTTATTTCCATAAATACGGAAACGAGAAAGATAGCCGATGACACACGTGATTTGATAGCAAGTTCATATCTCGAACTTGTTCAAATCTCCGAGAATACCGGAGCAATAATAAAACCAATCCAGCAAATGCAGAAGGATATGGCGGAAGTAAAAAACAATACCAAAGGATTATCAACAAAATAAATAGTTATGGCAGATTTATTAATAAATGGTAGAGATGCTTACAAGACTTGGGGCGTAAGAATGGGAGATAAATTCCTTGATGTGTTTGGTGCATCATTACCTATGAAAGAATTTATTGAAAATAAATCCCGATTAGAACATGGAAAACGTGTGATAATTAATAATCCCAAAATTGATGAATGGGAAATAACGCTCTCTTTTACCATAGAAGGCAATTCTAAATCTGATTATCAAGCAAAGAAAAAGGCTTTTTTTGAAGAATTATACAAAGGCGTGATTGATATTCAGGTTCCGGCTAACAGCAGTGACATTTATCACTTGATTTATTTAGGTAAAAGTATCACCTATGCGCAGAGTTTAGACAGAACTTCTGGTAAATGCTCGATGAAGTTTTGTGAACCAAACCCAAGTTTAAGAACCTAATTTACGACATTGATTTCATTGTCGTATATACGAGTGCCCAAAATTGGGTACTCTTTCTTTTATCTCCGAACTTTGGTGTGTTATGGAATTAGTAGACATCAAAGACATATCCGGCAACATTCGCTTTTCGACTCCTATCAATGAGGGTTCGAAAAGACACTTCCTTTTGATGCAGGAAGATTATGTAACTCTAAAGTTTTCCCTTGCCAGTCCTATCTATTTCAAGTTAGGGGACTACATAGACAATGAGTTGGGAATATTTGAAGTAGTAGACCTGTATAAACCTACCTATAATACCACTACCGGAGGCTATGACTACGAACTCCGCCTTGACGCTTATTACTGGAAATGGAAGAATAAGAGATTTTTCTACACACCTGAAACAACCGGCCGTGAGGCTGGGTGGAATCTCACAGCCACTTTAGATGTTCACCTGAATATATTTCTTGATAACTTGAAATATCTTGGCTATAAATTCAGGGATAAGGACTTCATTTGGGAAATTGATGATACGGTAGAAAATTCCGCTAAATTAGTCACGTATGACAATGTAAATCTAATAGATGCGCTCACACAAATGGCGGAAGCGTGGGGATGTGAATGGTGGATAGAGAATCATAAGATTTGTTTCGGGCGTTGTGAATACAGTTCCCCTGTTGATTTCAAAGCTGGTGACTTGACGGACACAGAGAATGTGAATGTCAATAATATGACACGCAGCGATAGTCAGACAACTTATGCTACCCGTATCTACGCTTTCGGTTCTACACGAAACATCCCTGCTACTTACCGGAAAGATTTGATATTTGATGTTAAGAAGGTTAATGGGAGAGATATATCCGATACCTCAAGACCGTTAAACATAAGGTTCTTTCCTTCCGTTTCTCATACTGGAATATCTCCTATCAGTATGAATATATTTGAAGAGGGCGAAATGGTGGGAGCACAGGAAGAATATAAGGTTATGACGGAGGTATTTACTTCTTCCATGCCAGCTAGTGAGTACCATATCTCATTCAATTCAATGTTACTATACTTTAGCACCCGATTCACGTCAAACATTGAAAATTTTAAGGCTAAATTATCATTAGTCTATTATGTAGGAGATGTGGAGAAAGTACTGGATATTCAGGAGAAAGCTTTCAATGATTCAGTTTCAAGTTTTACTATTAGTTTTAGTGACACTGATTTCTTTCTTCCTGAAAAGGCTAATAATTGTAAGTTTTTGTTTACATTTAGCTTTTCTCTGAATCATCCAGAGAAAACGGTAGTATATACAATTGGAAGGAGTGGAGAAAATAATGTTAAGCTTGAATGTTTGTCCGCATCGGCGGACACTTCTGTAACTTTTCTGTCCGGAGCAAATTCAGGGAGGACTTTTTCAGCCGTTTATAATCCTGACTTGCTAACAGGTGAGGACGCTAATGTCATACGTCTGCCGGAAGGGGTAACAGCTTCTATGGGTAACCAATATATTATCAACAATATCATTAAGGGTAAAATTCCTGATAACTATTTCAGTAAAGATGATAAAGAACTTACTCTGAACGGTGTCGTTCAAAAGCGTCTTATGTTACCAAAAGATGTTCCTTATATAGATGCTTATAGGTATAGTCCAACAGGCGAACGTATCTATATCGGAGATTCGCGTTATGATAATCCGAATAATGTCGAAATGCCGGAAGAAGAAGCTATTGAAGAAATTGTTAAATTAGAGGATGAATATCCTAAATATATCGGTTCCGTATCCAGTATCACCAGTGATGAAAAGGAGGAGGAAGACAGTGACGGCAATAAGACAGGAAACAAGTACCTTATTTACACATTTAAGGACAATGGACTAAAAAACTTTACGAAAGATTTTGTGTTGAATGGTCAAGAACCCCATTTAATTTTCCAGACAGGTAAACTGGCCGGCCTTGATTTTGTTATCTCTCTAAAAGAGAGCGGTAATAGCGGAACTACATTCGAGATAACACGAAATGATGATTATGGCCGGTATCTTCCGGATGATATTCTTTATCCTGTTGTATCTGACACTTATATCCTTTACGGATTTGATACAGCGTTTATTTCAGAGCAGATGTTACCAGAAGCGGAACAGAATCTACTCAAAAAGGCAAAGGAATGCGTAAAGAAATCCATGATTGACCCGTCTACCTACGATTGCGAGATGAACGTTGATTTCATCTACAATGAGGGCAATATTCGTACATACGAAGTTGGAGCTAAAATAAACCTGATTAACAAAGCATTTTTCCCGAAAGGACGACAATCCCGTATCATAGGTTTTGAATGGCCGCTGGATATTCCTTACGACCACCCGATCTATACAGTCGGTGAAACAGCTTCATATTCGCGTATAGGTGAGATAGAGAGTAAACTGGAGTCACTCACATATAAAGGTCAAACCTATTCAGGCTCTTCATCCGGAGGAGGTGGAACAAGAGTGTACATCATTGGAGAAAATGACAATACTCTTCCTTCTGATAAAAATGTATTCTCCGCAAAGAGAGTTCTTCAGGAGATAATCAGTTATTCCATTAGTAAAACAAAAAATGACAGAGCTTTAGGGTTAATATCATTTCTGAAAGGCTTAATTTCCGAAGGCTTGATTGAAGCCAATGGCGGCCTGATAGTCCGCTCTGGTAAAACACTATCAGAATTACAATCTCAAATATCCGATTCGTTAT